ATTGACCCCGCATCACGCCCAGCTGTTGAGCTATCTATTGACTCGATGATCTCCAGGCAGCGCCCTAAGATACAGGCAGCGCAGGCTCAGGCTATTGTTGACCAGGGCAATCAAGATCAGGCGATTAACACAGCTGAAAGAGGTCGTCTTGCAGAGGCAGCAGCCTTTGATGGTGATGCTGAAAGCGCATTGCTTGACTCTACCGTTGCGATTGATTCGATTAATAACCGGTCAGACCTTAGTGATGTACAGAAGTCAGAGCAGATTAGAGATGTAAACCTAAAGCTAAGAGAGTCATTTAGCGCTGGTGAATTATCACGCACCTATGATGCTGAAGGCTCACAGGCGGCTATGGACCAGCTAACAGAGCTTAGCGGCGAACGCCCTCAAGGCTTTACGCCTGATGAATGGGATAGCTTCATATCCAAAGAGCAGACAAAGATCAATCGCAAGGTAGCTCGCGAGAAGCAAGACTTAAAGGTTGATGCTGAAGCAGCCAAGCTTGATTTGAGTATTGCTCGCGGTCTAATGTTTACCGATCCAACGGTTCCGGCAGACCCGGCTGGCTCTAGCCAGGATCGAACCGACATTAATAACTATTATAATTCTGTAGCCCCACAGTGGCAGCAACTCCCTTTACAGCAGCAGGTCGATCTTAATGTTGAGTTTGTTGAGAATACAGGCTTGGCCCCTAAACAACTTATCTCTAATGTAAATGCTGCGATGCGTTCGGGCACTGTTGAGCAAGTCGGTTTAATGTCTGACTTCATATCCAGGGTGCAAGAGACTTCACCGGCTAGCCTTAAGGATATTCCAGAAGAGTCTCGAGCAATATCATTGCAGGTTAGTGATGCGCAACGTGCAGGCATGGATCCAGAGATAGCCCTAGAGCAAGCAAGAAAGACTGCTTACGGACTTACTCAAAGCGAGAAAGACGTTATAGCCATAAGCACTCAAGAGGTTTCTAAGAATCTGCCAAGCTCACTACAGACATTTGCCAACGCTGATTTAGATGAAGGCGGTTTTGACCGGGGCATTTTTTACAATGTGCCCGATGTACCCCCAATGATGGCCGCTGATTACCGTGGTTCATTTGGTCGCTTTATGGATATGACCGGCGGCAATGCTGAGCAGGCACAGAAACTAGCCTTTGATTCTATTAAGTCGGTATGGGGGATTACTGAAACAGGCGGCCCTAGACGCTTCTCAAAGTATGCGCCAGAAACTATCTACGCGGTGCCTAACTCTAATAACAATTGGATTGAAGAGCAGTTCAATGGAGAGATGGTAGCGGCAGGTGCTGAGGGTGCAATTATCGCCTTTGATAAAGACACTGCCCGCGCTGACCAACCTTCCTACCCGGTGTTTGTTAATAATCAAGATACCGGCCTACTTGAGCCTATGCTTGACGAGAATAATGAGAATGTTCGCTGGAAGCCTGATTATAAATTGACCGACGAGTATCAAGACTTAACGGACTCTCCAGGTAAAACGGTTGAATCAGCCAAAGAGCAGCGGGCCCGCAATCTACAGAAGCGCGCCAATGTAATCAATAATGGTCTTCGTGCCAGAATATTAAACGCCGGCTTTGATGTTATCCCAGCTAATGAGCGCAATGATTTTCTTAAGAGTGATGAGGGCAAGGCGCGCGCAAGCCGCATGATCGATAGCATGTTAAGCGCCGGTAAGATTGATTCATTGGAAGCTTCAGAGGCGCGTAAAGCGTTTGGTGTTTAATGCCATTACTGACTGAAACACAAACTGGCCCCATTCGACATTTGCCAGAAACCGACACAACCCCAAAGCTAGACCCTAGCATTGGTGAGGTTGCTGCGGCTGCGTTTCGTCAAGAGAACTCTTTAGTCTCACTGGCCACCAATGAAACCTCATTTCAGGACTATCAGAGTGAGCCAGGGTACGACCCTTTCGATGGCGGTGATATTCAGGGTTATGAGATGTTTGCCGAGAACTTCATTGAATCTAAATCAACCGAGCACTCCGCCGCTATTAAGCAGCAGATAGACAAAGAGCTTGAGGATAAGCAAACCCTAGCCGCTGGAGGTGTTACTGGCTTTGCGGCGATGGTGGCCGCTGGAGCTACCGACCCGCTGTTTTGGATATTGCCGGGAGCTGCTGAAATCAGGTCAGCTAAGACTGTTGGGGGTGCTGCATTAAGAGTTGCCGCTATTGGCGGCGTTTCTGAAATACCCGTTGAAGCTGCCAAGCAATTCACCCAGGAGGCTCGCACAACTGAGGACGCCATGATGGCTGTGGGCGGCGCTGCTGTATTATCTGGCATCTTAGGCGGTGCCATGAAGGGCTTGAGTAAGCAGGAGATAAATGGTATATCGACGAAGTTAGACGAAGTTATGGGGCCTACTGATACGCCGGTTGTTGCTGGCAATACTAAATCGCTAAGCGCTGCCGAAACTGCAACTCTAACTAAAGAAGAATTACAGCTAGTCTCTGTTGGCGGATTTGAGAAGATGGGTGTTAGCCCGCAACTAAGGACTGAAAATTCCCCATCCGTTAGAACCCGCCAGTTAGCCAGTGAGATGATGGAGTCTGCCACGGTTAAACAAGCCAACGTAAACGGCAAGGCTACGACCCCGGAAGGCGGAGCCGCCGAGACTCGGATTAAGTTATGGGATCGGCGCCTAGCTCAATCATTAATTGATTTAGACGAACTGTATACCTCTTACCGTGGCGGCAAAGGTACGACTGCCAGGCTTGTTAATGATTATGTAATGCGTAATCGTGCGGGGAAAATGACTAAATCGGAGTTCAATATATTGGCAGGAAAGGCCGCGCGCCTAGGTGATAAGTCAGATATTCCAGAAGTGCAGGCATTGGCCGAGTCTTTCCGTAAAAACGTATTCGACCCTATGAAAGATGAGGCTATAAAGTTAGGTCTTTTACATAAAGACATCGACGTAAAGACAGCGACATCCTATCTGACTAGGGTATACAACACTCAAAAGATCGCCGCCAAGCGGCCAGAGTGGGATGCCATTGTTGAAAGTTGGCTAACCAGTGGCAAGAAGACTGCCATGCTGTCAGATAATCCAACCGCACAACAGAAACTAGAAGCAGCATTAACTGAAACCGAGATTAAAGCCATAGCTGAAGACTTAACCAATAATATCATGGGCATTGCATCAGGAAGGGTGCCTTATGAGGTCGTTTCCAATGTACGCGGACCATTGAAGGAAAGAACCTTTAATATTCCTGATAGGTTGATTGAGGACTTCTTAGAGTCTGATATTGACCTTATCGCAAGGCAGTACACCAGAACAATGGCACCAGACTTAGAGCTTAGCCGGTTATACGGTGACGCTAATATGGAGCAGCAATTAATTGAAGTGGCAGATAGCTATAAAGAGTTGATCGATGCCGCCAAGACCGAGAAGCAGCGCACCAAATTAGCGAAGCAGCTTGAGGGCGACCAGAATGATATTAGCGCCATGCGTGATAGATTGCGCGGCACCTACCGCACGCCAGAAGACCCTAATAGCTTTTTCACTCGTGCCGGCAGAACAATAAGAGATCTTAATTTCATGCGTATGCTTGGCGGCATGACACTATCGGCCATCCCTGATATGGCCCGCCCGATTGCTGTTAATGGATTGATGCCGGTAGCAAAGGGACTTAAGGCGCTGGCCACTAATCCAAAGCGCTTCGGGATGGCGGTTAAAGAGGCAAGAAAAGCTGCTGTTGGCCTGGATATGGTATTAAATAGCCGCGCCTCTTCACTGGCTGAGATAAATGATATTTATAATAAAGGGACTAGGTTTGAGCGCGGCTTAAGGTCTGCATCAGATGCCTTTAGTAAAATGACCCTAATGAGCCAATGGAACACAGCGCTTAAAAGCTTTGCCGGAGTAGTCACTCAAGACAGAATACTATTAGCGGCAGTGGATGTTGCCGCCGGCAAAGCATCTAAGGCCACGATCAAAAGACTAGCGGCTTCGGGTATCGGCAAAGAGCAAGCCGAGGCTATAGCGCAGCAGTTTAAAAAGTTCGGTGATGAAGGCTCGTTAGCTTTGTCTAACGGTCATTTGTGGGAGAATAAAACGGCACTAGAAACCTTCAGGGCGGCGGTGCTTAAAGATGTCGACCGCACCATTGTGACTCCAGGACAGGGCGAGAAACCACTATGGACTAGCGGCGAGATGGGAAAAATGATCTTCCAGTTTAAGACCTTTGCCGCAGCAGCCCACCACAAAATTTTAATATCTGATTTGCAGTACAGGGATGCAGCAGCATTAAACGGCTTCTTAATGTCGGTAGCATTTGGCACGGCTGCTTATGGTGCCAAGCAGTTGGTGGCCGGAAGAGAGATTAGCGACGATCCGAAAAAGCTGATTGTTGAATCATTAGATAGGTCTGGTGCCTTTGGTTATATGTGGGACGCCAATAATATGCTGGAAAAAATGACCCGTGGCGAGGTCGGAGTTAATAAGCTGATCGGCGCACCACCAATGTCGCGATATGCTTCACGGAATGTATTGGGGGCCATGTTTGGCCCTACTGTTGGCACAATTGAGGATGTGGCAACGGTAACGGGCGCAATCTCTAGCGGTGAGTTTACAGAAGCAGAAAAAAAACGAGCTATTCAAATGATTCCGGGGCAGAACTTGTTTTACATGCGCGGGCTACTAGAAGTTTTAGAGGATTAAACGATGACCATAACAACTAACGATGTCAGAGATGAATACACAGCCTCGGGCGGCCAGACTGTATTTAACTACACATTCAAGATATTTGCTGATGGTCAGCTGAATGTCTATATAACGCCGGCTGGCCAAGAGCCTAACGACTCCTCCGATATAACCACGGCTTACACCATCGACCCTTCTAGTATTGGTGATGAGGATGGTGGATTTTTAACCCTAGATTCAGGCACCACCAATGGCGATAGAGTAACCATCGTTTCTGATATTCCAGAGGCTAGGACTACTGACTATCAAAATAGCGGCGACTTTCTTCCCGATACCGTTAATGCTGATATTGATACGGTCGTTTCATTAGTGAAACAGGTCGAAGACAAATCTAATCGAACGCTAGCTTTCCAAAACTCACTACAGAACGCCACAGCTTTAACTTTGCCCGCACCTTCTGCCGGCCTCTATATGGTTTGGAATGGAACCGAAACAGGGTTAGAGAACACAGGGGTTCCAAGTGTAGTGGTGCCCGGTGACCTATCGGGAACGCTAACACAGCTTAAGGCATCGACAACAGTTCAGATTGGGGACTTTGTAGTCACGACAGGCTATAACTCTAATGGAGATGGCGGCGATAATACCTATGAAATTGTAGCAGCTGCTACTGGCACTGATGACGGCGGTTCGTTTATTGATCTTAACGTATTGCAGGCTAAAGCTCTATTTCCAAAAGGCATTTATAGGCCAGAGCACTGGGGTGCACAAGTTGGACAGC